GATCGCGTTGCTGACGTGCGGCGTCCAGTCGGTATCGTTCGGCCCCTTGTTGGGCGCCAGCAACCAGCCGTAGGGCACGTTCTCGAGCGAGGCGATGTTGCGGCGGTTGACCTGCCGCGTCGTCATTTCGAGGGAAAACAGGGCCGTGTTGTCACCGCGCAACGCCGTCATCAGCGCCAGATTCAGGCCCATGATCGACTTGCCCATGCTCGGGCGCGCGGCAATGATCGTCAGCTCGCCCGGCTGCAAACCGTGCGTGACCCGGTTGACCTCCGCCCACGGGTACGGGATTCCGGTGACGCTGCCGTCCTGCTCGTAGCGGCGGATCAGGTCCTCGTACCAGTCGTTCAGGCCAGCCGACGCCAGCGCCAGGCCACCACCGCGGCTGGTGCCACGGATGTCCTGCAGCTTGCGCGTGGCGTCCGCGGCGATCTCGCCCGCATCCCGTCCCTCCGGCTGGAACCCCGCGTTCGCAAGCTCGGTCCCGATCGCGATCGTCTGCCGCAGCTGCGACTTCTGCTTCACGATCTCGGCATAGGCAAGCAGGTTCGCCGTACTCGCCGTCCGGCTCGCGATCTCGCCCAGGTAGGCGCCGTTCTGCACCAGCTCGGCCATGCCCTGCGCCTCGAACCAGTCGCCCAGGGTGATCGGGTCGGCCGACTTCAGCGCGAGGATGCCCCGGTAGATCTCCTGGTGTTCCCGGCGGTAGAAGTCCTCCGGCGTCAGCCAGTCGGACACCTTCGCCAGCTGGTCATTCGCCAGCATCAGCGCGCCCAACACGTTCTGCTCGGCATCGATGGCGTGGGGCGGGACCCGCAGCGATTCCACACGGTCCTCGCGGTGCCAGTCCGGCACGGCGCTCACGACTGAGCCTCCAGCTGGGCCTGCTTGCCGGCCGTGGTCAGGTAGAACTCACCGCCCTGCCCGATCGCCCAGAACTTCGGCCAGCAGTCCCGAACGGCGTTCTGGAACGTCTGCCGCCAGTTGGCGTACCGCTTCGCCTTGCCGGCGCCGTCGGTGTACTTCGCCTTGAACCACGTCCAGGCAAGGCCGACGTACTCGGCCGGGAGCCCGACCTTCTCGGCGTAGGCGAACACGGCGTCGTCCTCGGGGATCACGGCCTCTCCGGCTTCCCGGCACTGCTCGGCAAACGCGGTCAGCGTGACTTCGGCGCGCTTCGGCTTTTTCGGCTTGGGGTCAGCAGGGGTGGCGTCCGCGTCAGCGGGCGCGTGTTCTTTCTCCTTCCCTTCCTTTCCCTTCCCTTCCCTTCCTACCTGCGCGTGCTCGCACTGTGCATCCACCGTCACTGACGCGTTCTGACGCGTTGACGACGCGTGGACGACGCGTGCTGTTTCAGGGTCAGGGAGGGTCGATGCAGCCTCACGCGGGTTGACGTGCTGGTGCTTGGCGAACGTCGGGATATAGGCGAGCGAATCGCCATAGAGGACGACCAGACCGGCGTCGATCAGTTCAGAGCACACGTCCTCGATATCGATTGCGTCGTCAGGCAGGTAGCGGCGCTTCAGGCTGCGCGGCTTCCATTCCATCCGGCCTTCGCGATCGGCCTCACACCACACGCCGATGTAGAGCAGGCGCGCGGCCATGGACAGCGTGCAGATGTCGTCTGAAGTGAAGAACTCGGGCTTCACGGTGCGGATCCGGGCCATTACGCGGCCGCCTTCAGTTCAAGCTGCGGGACAGGCACGCGCTTCTTCTCGTCAGCCGCGCGCACGTCAGCGAGCTGCTGGCGGTACTGGCGGCGCTCAATCTCAGACAGCGGCGCAGAGCACAGCGCCAGGTCGCGCATGTGGCCCAACAGGGCGCGGACTTCGTTCGGGGTCATGCCGCTGCCCCCACGCCGGCCTGCTCCATGCGGGCGAACAGCGCCTGCATCTGCTTGGACTGCTCGATGAAGGCCCGCTTGAGCGCCGCCTTTTCGTCCTCGGGCTCAATCGGCTGCGGATCGGCATACCCGATGGTCTGGGTGATGTAGGCCATGGCAACGTGGACGCCGATGTCCCGAGCCTTGCGCATGACCATGAAGGTCTGCTGCCAGGAAAGCTTCTCGTCACGCTGAGGGTTGAGGCAGGCCAACAACCAACGAGCGGCCTTGTCAGGGTCTTCCGTGTACTCAGGGCGCAACATCACGCCGACGTTCTTGGCGCCTCCGAGAGCCTGCACACAGGCCGTCAGAGCGCTATCGAAGTCCTCGTGGATCAGTGCCAGTTGCTGCATGTCCAACTCTCCACAAACCGTTTGGATTTCTTTGGAAGCCCTCATCGGGGCCTGATAAAGGCCAGCCCCGAAGGACTAGCCCGAATGGAATTACTGCGAGAAGTTGAGAGCGATCGAGTCGTACTGCTGGTCCGCCTTGGCGCCCAAGCATTCGCGGTGCAGTGGGCGGATGGCCGCTACCACTGGCGTGCGATCGAGCGAGTGAGGCCGGGCCGTGGCTGACATGTCAGGCGGCTGCCTTCGCCCGCTGGCGCTTGGGGGCGGGACCGAATACGTCGGGGCGGAGGTGGTGGCGGGTAATCGCCCCCTTCGTGTCCTCCTCAATCCGCTTGGCCAGCTTGATCGAGACACCGCGGCGCTCGACTTCGATATGGCCAACCATCCCCACGGAAACGCCAAGCCGCCTTGCCGCTACAGCCCGGCCCCCAACGTCGCTCACGTACTTCTTGAAGAACTGATTTGCGTCCATGCCCCGAATGCTACATGAGGTAGGTATGCGCGTCAATACTTCATGTAGCACGGGAGGCCGGCCATCGGCCCAGACTTATGTGCCCCTCACATCACGACAGGCGTCTCCTTTTATGCGACCCCTTGCAGCTAAGCTGACCGCAGCACGAAAAGCCAAAGGCATGACGGTCACAGACGTGGCACGCCAGATGCCGGAGGTTGCGCGCTCGACGGTCGGGCACTGGTTTACTGGGGAAAGGCAGCCACAAATGGATAACCTTCGACGTTTAGCGCAGATTCTTGAGGTGTCGGCCGCCGCGCTTGTGGCTGACGAACCTGACTACGCGAACACGTCAGAGGAGAAGATGGGGCTACACATGCTGAGGGAGATGTCGCCCTCGCAGCGGCAGGCAATGCTGGCCCTTATGAAAAGCATGAAGGACGAGAAATGAGCTCCTGGAAGGCGGTTGTAGGCGTTCTGGCCGGTTCAGTCGCATTGATGCTCGCCATAGGCTGGCTGCTGTCGGCGGCAAAGCCTTCGGATCGGCAGGTGGCGCCCCCGCAGCAGACTGTGCGGCTTGCCTCCATTGTTTGTGATCCGGGCGCTGGCCGGCCTCGTGCCGACCTAACGTTCCTGAATGAGGGCGACCGGCCTATCCGGTTCGCTCAGGCCTTCGTCCGCTTTGGCACATCGGTGCATGGGGGCTACCTAACGCCATCCACTCTGCCGCCAGGTTCGCGCGCGAACGTCACCATCTACGCCAGCCACGGCGCCGACTCTGACTGCCATCTTGATGCCGTGCAGGACCGGGACGGCAAGGCGATTTTCGTGGCCCGATAAGCCTCATGTAGTGAAATCGTTTCCGTTTCTCGATTTTTGCTACATGAGGTATTGACAGTGCGGCTACATGGTGTAGCATCACTCCCAAGCCGGACGACCCGGCACAGGGAGAGACGAGATGCAGCAGGCAGCAGACTTCGACCACGGCATCCTCAACGTGCCGCTGGCCAAGCGCGGCAACATCGATGCGCAGCTGGACGCCTACAAGGCGCAGCAGGCTCGTGACGCTCGGGCCAAGGCGAAGGCAGACGCGGCGCTGACGAAGGAGCAGCGCATCCAGGCTAAGGCGCTGGTAGAGGCCGCCGACGCCGAGATGATCGCTCGCGTCGCGGCGAAAGCCGGCAAGACCCCGGCGCAGGTTCGTAAGTACTGGATGTCCCGCGCGCATTGGGAGCCGGCCCTTGTGATCCGCGTGCTTGGCGGTGCCCCGTGCTGACTTCGATAAACGGGTACACGTGCGATCCAGAGAAGGGATTGATTTTCGGAAAGCGCTTGAAGCGCCCAGTCGGGCGCGTCAACGGCCGAGGATATGTCGAGCTGACTAATGGCGGGTTCGCAGGACTCGCGCACCGTCTGATATGGGAATCGGTGAGTGGCCCCATCCCGCGCGGGATGCAGATCAACCATATCAACGGCTGCAAGACAGACAACAGGATCTCAAATCTTGAGGTCGTTACGCCGAGCGAGAACCTGAGCCACGCCTACAGAACTGGCCTTGCGACCGCCAAGGGCGAAAGCAACGGACGAGCGCAACTGACTGGTGAGTCCGTGAGGTTCATTCGATCGTCAAGCGAATCCACACCCCGCATCGCTGAGTTGCTTGGCGTTAGCCGCCGAACTGTGTCCGACGTTCGTTCGGGCAACACCTGGAGGAATATCGCATGACCGCCTACAACCGCGCGCACCAGTTGCGCATCGACGGGCAGTCGGAGGCTGAGGTCGCGGAGGTCATCGCGCCGGCCGCTGAGTCGTGGATCGACCCGCTTGTTCTGCTGCGCCAGACGCGCCGCTACCACCGGATGCCGTACTACGCCCGCGCCAAGGCTCGCGCGCTCCGCCCTGAGTCCGGCATCTCCCAGCTCCGGATGATCGAGTTGGTGATCCGCTGCGATCTCGCCTGCCGCGATGCGGTGATGGCTTGGCGGGTGGCGGCATGACCGCCCTCCTCGCATCGTTTCTCGTCGCGGTGCTGCTCTTGGAAGCCGCCGACGCCCTGGCCTACCGCCGCGCTCAGAAGGAGTTCAACGATGGACGCTGACCGCATCGAGCTGACGGAGTGCGTCGGCATGGAAGAAATCCAGACCGGCAACACCGACCTGACGTGCGAGCGCGAGGCGCCGCGGCCTGATCCGGTGAAGCACCTGCCCGGCCACGAGCATTCCCGCGCCATCGCCACGGCTGGATGGGAACTTGCAGACCTCGCCTTCTATGCCATCGCGGCGCTTGGGATCTGCATGGGGGTATTTGCATGAATCTGTCTCTGCCCACCGCCGCGACCCTCCTGCAATCCCACGTCGCCTACACCACCGAGCCGACCGAGCGGCCGTTGCCGTACCGCACGCGCCGTCGCCGGGCTGGCTGGGTTCGCATCGGACTGACCGCACTCGCACTCGCCGCATTCGCGCTGCCGCTGATCGGTAGCTACTGACCAACTACGGAGAGGAATGCGCAGGCTGATGCGCCACTCGAATGTGCTTCGAATCGGCTAAGCGGGATGCACACCCGAACCGATACCACGGGATCAGCTCCGTGACTCTCCACCACCCAATGCGCCGGGGTCGCCGGCGCCACCTATTCGGAGTAGCACCATGAGCAACACCAACGTAGTCGCGTTCCAGCCAGCGGTCGAAGCCTATGGCGCCCGCTCGCTGACCGCCGCTGACATCCGCGCCACCGTCAACCTCATGCAGGACGTGATGCTGGAGGTGATGAAGGACGGCACCCACTACGGGACCATCCCCGGCACGAAGTCCAAGAGCCTCTACAAGGCTGGCGCCGAGAAGCTGATGGCGACGTTCCGCCTGGCCGCGAAGCCCGAGGTGCAGGACCTGTCGGCCGGCGGCGAGATCGCCTACCGGGTCACGGTCAACCTCCTGTCCGCGAATGGCGCGTTCGTCGGAGCCGGCATCGGCGAGTGCAGCAGCGCGGAGGACAAGTATTCGTGGCGCGCAGCTGTCTGCGACGAGGAATACGACGGGACGCCTGAGAATCGGCGTCGGGTGAAGTTCGCGAAGTACAAGGGCCAGGTCGAGAAGAAAAAGCAGGTGCGCACCAACCCGGCTGATGTCGCGAACACCATCCTCAAGATGGCGAAGAAGCGCGCCCAGGTGGATGCGGTGATCACCGCGACCGCAGCGTCGGACATCTTCACCCAGGACATCGAGGATCTGCCGGCAGAGATCGTGGCCGAGATCGTGGGCAACGAGCGTACGAGCGCTGGTGTAGCAGCCGTGCAGCAGACGATCAAGGAAGGCCCGGAGCGCGACGCGGCCGACATGGAGGCACGCGACCACGCCGCCAACGGTGTCGAGGCGTTCCGGGCGATGTGGGCCGGTTGGCCCAAGGAGAAGCGCGCGCTCGTCAGTGACCTCGTGCCGAAGTATCAGGCCATCGCCGAAGCGGCGGGCGCCGAGGCGGCAGAATGATCGACCAGCGCACAGAGGCATGGTTTGCAGAGCGGGCAGGCAAGATCACCGCGTCGCGGATGCATGACGTGATGCTCGAGCGCGACCGGGAGCCGTTCAAGTCCGGGCCGCGCAAGGGCCAGCCCAAGCCTCCACCCAAGGCGTTGACCGACTACGCCTACCAGCTGGCGGCGGAACGCCTCACGGGCCGGCCGCGCAAGCAGATCAAAGCAGCAGCGCTGCAGTGGGGGCAGGACGTGGAGCCGGCTGCGGTGGCTGCGTACCAGGCCGAGACTGGCGAGATCGTGCAGCTATCCGGATTCGTGGCCCACCCCACTCTGCCCTTCGTCGGCGCGTCCCCGGATTTCCTAGTGGGCAGCGACGGTGGCGGCGAGATCAAATCGCCAGAGTCGAGTGAAGTACATCTCGAAACCCTGTTGACCGGGTTGCCTCCCGAACACATCGAGCAGATCCAAGGTGGCTTGTGGGTCACCGGGCGGCAGTGGTGGGACTTCGTGAGCTTCCATCCTGACTTCCCCCCGCACCTGCGCCTCTACGTGCAGCGGGTGCCGCGCGACGACAACTACATCCAGCGCCTGGAAACCGCCTGCCTCCAGATGGAAGCAGACGTGCAGGCAATCCTCTCCGAAATCGAACAGAAGGCAGCCTAATCATGGCCCGTGGCGTCAACAAAGTGATCCTCGTCGGAAATCTCGGAAACGATCCCGACACCAAGTACACGCAGGGCGGCATGGCCGTCACGCGCATCTCTCTGGCGACCACCAGCGTCCGCAAGGACAAGGAAGGCAACCAGCAGGAGCGCACCGAATGGCACCGCGTGGTGTTCTTCGGGAAGCTGGGCGAGATCGCGGGCGAGTACCTGCGCAAGGGCTCGCAGTGCTACGTCGAGGGCGAAATCCGCTACGACAAGTACACCGGCAGCGATGGCGTCGAGAAGTACACGACCGACATCGTGGCGAACGAGATGCAGATGCTCGGTGGCAAGGCTGAAGGCGGCGACCGCCAGCAGTCCAGCCGCCCCGCACGTCAGCAGCCCGCACCGCAGCGCCAGGCCCCGCAGCAGTCGGCGCCGTTGGATGACTTCGCAGACGACGATATCGGGTTCTAGCATCCCCGCCCGCGCCGGCCGGGTTCACCACTGCCGGCACCGATTCAACGGAGCGACCCATGCGATCCGACCAGCAGACCGACATTTTCCGAGACGCGCGCCAGGTTCACATCGACGCATGGCGCGCAGCAGCGGAGACAGCCCGCCAGCAGTTCCCACACGACACGGCGCGGGCCGACTACTACACCCAGCAGGCCGAGCGCCTGGAACGCAGCGCGGAGGCGCAGAACGGATGAGCAAAGGAATTCAGGTCAACGGCGTATCGCCAGACGAGAGGGCGGCGACCTACGTCTACACGCTGAGCGCCGACAGCGGTTACCGGGCGAATGAGACAGGCCGAATCAGCGCGAACCGGCATGGCCTCGTGTGCCGTGCCCTCGCCGGCAAGCTGGACGACTACGACCAGTTGTCCGAGCAGCGGGCGGAGTTGTTGGAGGCGTTGCAGCTCTACACGTCCGTAGTCGGAAACACTGGATATGCGCTGTCTCGTGATTCGGCAGCGGAGTTGTACGAGAAAGGCATAGCCGCCATCGCCCTCGCCACGCAGCGCAAGGAGCCGGGAGCATGAGCCCGGAACAGTTGGTCTATGAGACCGAAGGGCGCCACGGCGGGGACATCCGCGGCTGGCATGGAGAACAAGCTCGGGCGGAAGCGGAGCGTCGTGAGCGCGAGGAATGGCTTCGCCACCAAGAACAGCAGGAGCCGGGAGCATGATCGGGATGACGGATGACCTCGTGGCGCTGAATGACCTGCTGGTCGGTGTCGAAATGGACCGACACAGCCTGCCGGATGGCGAGGCCAAGGTCGCGGCATTGGGACGTGCTATCGCCCGCCTGCGTGGTGAGGCGCAGGCAGAGCAGAGGGACAACTGCCTGACCGACGACGCGCTTATCGCGGCGTGGGAGGCAAAGGCGCGATCCTACTTGGACGATGACTGCGATTTTTCCGACGTTCGTTCGGAGGCACTCCGCGAGTGCGCCAACGAATTGCGCAACAGACAAGCCGCCCTGTCCTCGACTGCCGCGCCCGAACGCGGCCTGCCCACGCAGCGTCGCGAGAAGGCTGTCGAAGCGATGCTAGCGGATGGCTGGAACTGGAACTGGGACGGTGAGCAGTGGACTCGACCGCCTGCCGCGCCTGCCCCGGTGGCCGGTGGTGCTGTGGCCCGGCTTGCGGACGAACTGATGGACGCGTCTGATGTCGAGGACGGCGACGGAAACCCCGGCGCAAGCATTGCGTTCGCCGATGCAGCCGGCCGACTTCGCACCGCCCTCGCGCAAGACCGCGCATCGAAGCTGGCCGCGCCCGTGGGTGTGCCGGATGGCGGCGTGCTGGCCGCATTGCAGGAGTGTCGAGACAAGGCCCGCGCACCCGTGAAGTGCCACGCCAGCCCGAGCGGCAAGCATTCCGAGGCGCGCAACGCGAAAGGTTCCGGCTGGTGCCAGTGGTGCAGCGAGGAAGTCGCCGCGCCTACGCCGGCCGCAGAGCGGGAGGTGGGCCGTGGGTGACCGTGACCAAATCGCGCTGGATGCAGCGAAGAAGATCATGGAACTCGTCTACGGGCCGATGCCGGTTGGCGGCTCCGTGCAGCTGATAGCGCAAGTGCAGGTAGCCGTCTCGGAAGCCATGGCCGCACAACCCCCGGCCGCTGGGGTGGATGTAACGGATGAGATGGTCGAGCGGGCGTGCGCAGAATGGTGGGGCAGCGACTGGGGCACATGGACCGGCTATCAGGCCGACTCAAAGCGGGCAAAGGCTCGACGCATCCTGACCGCCGCGCTTCGCACTGGCGGGGGTGCGTGATGCCCGCTATCGGTGATTCGTTCCGGGTCGGCGAGGTGTGGAAGTCCCCAAGGGGCACCTACTACCGCGTCATCGCCAGAGAGGGCTGGCATGTGACATTGCGCGCCGGGCTAGATGGGCCAGGGCCAAATCAAAAGCGCGAATGGGATGACGTTATCGGGTGGGTTCGTCCGCCAGAACACAACAAGGAGCCCGCCACATGACCACCCTCGCCCAGGTCAACGAGGACTTCGACCGGCTGCTCGGAGAGCAGTTAGCCGGCCTAACCCCGCCCCGCGCGCCCGCGCCGATGCCGGTGCCGCCGATGCCTGTGCCGGAATTTCCGGCGAAAGATGGAGTGGAGCTGTGACCGAGAAATTGAGCGTGCGCCTTGACCGCGAGGCGCGAGCGTGGGCCGACTGGAACGCCGAACATCCGGACGACCAATCGCCGACGACTGAGGCCCTACTCCGCGAAGCCGCCGAACTCGCGCGGCGCGTGGAGGATTCCCAATGGATCGCGTGCGCTGATCGGCTGCCCGACCCCTCCGATCACGTCCAAGTGTTCCCGGATACGCACGAGCCGCAGACCTACAACTTCTACGCGCACTTCAACGGTGGGACCAATGGCGTGAAGGCTGGGAACTGGTATCACAACGACGAAACTGGATACGACCACATCATTACGCCGACGCACTGGCGCCGGATCAGTAGAGACGAGCCAAGCGTCAGGCTGGTGGTGGAGGTGGGCGATGTCTGATCTAGTCGCACGAGCCCGCGACCTCGCCCACCGCGCCCACGCCGGGCAGGTGGACAAGGCCGGTCGGGCGTACATCGAGCATGTTGAGCGTGTCGCGGCTGCGGTCAGCGATGACCCGGAGGCCGAGGCGGTGGCTCTTCTGCACGATGTGCTCGAGGACTGCGAGCCGTTCGAGCGTGAGTTCTGGGACGGATTCCCGGCCGCCGTGACTGGCCCCGTAGAGAAGCTGAGCCGTTGGCCCGGTCTGCGCCCGCTCGACTACTACGAGCGCGTACGTCGGTGTCCGATCGCTATCCGCGTCAAGCTGGCCGACATCGCCGACAACAGCGACGAGGCCCGGCTTGCACTACTGGACGACAAGACCGCGGCCCGGCTGCGCCGAAAGTATGCGAACGCGCGCAAGGCGCTGGGAGCTGATCTGTGACCGACATCGACAACACCCTGGCGCTGATCGCCGCGCTCGTGCAGGGCGACCGCTACCTCAACGCCGACGCCTGCGCGGTGTACCTCGGGCTGGTGACGCCGAAGGGTGCGCCCAACCGCCGCGGCTTCCTCGAGCGCGTGGCGTGCCGGTGCAGCTTCCCGAAGCCGCTGGTGATCGGCAACGAGTCGAAATGGAAGAAGTCTGAGGTCGAGCGATGGGCCGACGACGAGCGGAAGATCGCGGCGTGATAGCGCCGCCCTACCCCAGCCGCCGCGCCATGTCGGCGGCCGACTCTGAGTAATAAATCATCAGAGATTTGAGGTCGCGGTGCCCGATCATCTGCGCAAGCTGCAGCACGTCCAGCTTCTTCGACAGCCGCCAGATGGCCTCCGCGCGCGAGTCGTGGAAATGCACTGACCGGTGCGGTGTCTTGTCCCGCACCTTCCGCCACAGCGCATCCCGCAGCGCGGCGTCCAGCTGAAACGCCGGCCCGAAGCCCAGCGGGAGCGCACGCAGGATCTCGACCGCTCGCTTCGTCAGCGGCACGTCGCGCGCATCGCCGTTCTTGGTCTTAGGGAGGTGGACGTACTGCTCCCCGAGATGGATGTGCGGCCACGTGAGCGCCAGGATCTCGCCCGACCTCATCGCCGTTTCCAGCGCGAACAGGAAGGCGAGGCCGACACGCTGGGTCGCCGTCTCGGACTGCAGGCTCTCCCACACCCCGAATGCCTCGGCAAGCTCCTGTACCTCCGTAGGCGTGACGCGGCGCGCGCGTCCCTTCGGGGTCTTGGGCCACCGGACATCGGTCATCGGATTGGCGCGGACCCACTTCCAGTCGCGGCGGGCGACTTCAAACACCGCGCGGAGTAGGTTCATCTCGCGCGCGACGGTGCCCGGCTTTTTGCCTGCGGCGAGGCGCGAGTCCCGCCACGCAGCGATATCGTCGCCGCCGATCGCCGCCAGTCTCCGGGCGGCCATGGGCTCACGCTCGAACGCCGACAGCCGTATCCGCTCCCAGTGGCCGCCCGCCCGGCTCTCGGTCACCTCGCGCGCGTAGCGGCGCATGGCGTCGTGCAGGGTGCGGTCGGGCAGCTTCTTACCCCGCAGCTCCGCCTCTCGCTCTAGCGCCCACTGCGCGGCCTCCCTGCGGGTGTCGCACACTGCGGACTCGCGCACGCCGTCGACGTAGACCTGGACGCGGTATCGGTTGCCGTGGGGTCGGATGCTCGCCATGGGGAGCATCGTATGGGTAATTCGTGGGGAGGTGGCATGTGCGAACCGGTGCGAACACGGGCAATGCCGGAAACGAAAAGGCCCGCAAGACGTTGATCTGCGGGCCTTTCGTGTCGATCCGGGGCGATGGTGCAGCCCTTCGGATCTAGGTGGTGGTGCCGGAAATAGGATGCGAGAACCGTGCTACAGCGCCTTTCAGGCGGGACCGTGGGGAATTCGTGGGCTAGAACAGCCACGTGCGCTGGCCGTAGCCGGCGACCTCCGCGTTATATTTCCGTCATGAACCTTCTTTCTTCGCATGGAGCGCTGCCTAGGTGGCGAAGGGTTGCCGGCTTGGCGGCAGCGGTCATTGTGCTTTGCGTGGCGGTTAGCCTTCTCGCGAAGCATCTCTTCCCGGGGCCAGTAATCATGGTCTACGGCGACAGTATCGTCGCGGGCGGGGGCCTCCAGCACCGTTGGGCCGACCGGCTTGGCGCTCTGACGGATGCGAAATCTGGCCGAGCGCTGGCCGACGACAGGCTGGCAGGCGAGCGCATCGCCTCCACAGGGCCGCAAATAATTTGGGTGGCCATCGGAACAAACGACTACGGCAAGAGCAAGATCGGGCACCGCGAATTTCAGGAAGCCTACGGCCGGCTGTTAGACGACATCCGCGCCACCGCGCCGGGAGCGACCGTGTTCGCTCAGACGCCACTACTGAGGCGGTCAGAAGGCCTCAACAAACTTGGATCTACGCTCGCCGATTACCGGGACGCGATATGGGCAGAGTGCAAGGGCCGCCCTTGGGCGCGCTGCGTCGACGGGACCAAGATACTTGCGCTGTCAGACATGCCTGATGGGCTACACCCAGGCGAGGACGCGCAGCAGCGGTACGCTAAATTCGTTGCGAACTCGCTCAGCGATGAGCGCTGAAGAACGAAATAATATTGCTGGCATCGTATTGAGCAACTGACAGATGTCCGCTGCCGATGACGTTGAGTTCGGTGGACACAGCGACCGGGGCGATGATCGGCTCAAATGGATAGCTGTGGCCAGCAGGAGGAACGATCGTATCGGGATCGCCGGTGTTGATTCGGTAAGGCACGCGCCGGAATGAACTGGGCGCAGCTGCGATCGGGTCATAGCCTGACGAGTTGGCGACTAGCGTAGCTTCGCTACTTGATCCCCATGCGGCATCGATTGACGCGGTGAAGGTGGGGTTCGGGCGCATGGCCACAAGATTGCACAC